CGTAGCCCTACCTCGGTATAGCCTGCGGCTTCTAGGCCGTGGATGATGCCTAGAGAGAGGGCAAAGCATAGGGCTAAGAGGGCAGATAGGAGGGCATGAAGAAAGAAAAGGCCGCTTGATCCCTGCTAAGAACGGCGGCCATTTCCACAAGCGAACAGAGGCATTATAGCGTGCATTTTTTCACGTTCAATATAGGCGACTGGAACAAAAAGACGGGGCACCTGTCCTTTGTTGAGGAGTTCGTCTACTTCAAACTGGTTTGTTTCTGCTATGAAACAGAGCTGCCAATTCCCACCGATACTGGGCCAGTAATCAGAAAGCTAAGACTCCAAAAGCATGCGCAGATTGTTGACGCAGTGCTGGCGGAATTCTTCACTCCATCACCCGAAGGCTGGACAAACAAAAGAGTTTTTGAAGAACTCGAAACAATCTATAAAAAATCAGGAAAGGCGAGAGAATCGGCGCAAGAGAGATGGCGTTTGTATCGTCTTAAATTACAAGGGAATTCTCATGCGAACGCAATGCGAACGCATACCGAACGCAATGCGAACGCTATGCTAGAGCCATGCGAATCGTATGCTACACAAGACACTATTAACCCAATACCCAATACACAAGACACTAATAACACAAGACACAACAGCGCATTGCATGCGCAGTTTTCTGAGTTCTGGCAATCATGGCCATCAGGTTTTGGAGACAAGGGTTCAAAGAAGAACGCCGAGCGTGAGTTCCTGAAGATCAAGCCAGACAAGGAATTGCTTGCTGTAATCGTTCGCGCTGTTGAAGCCCAATTCAGGGACAAACAGCAAAGAGCGCAAACAGGGCAGTTTTGCCCACCTTTCAAGCACGTAGAAAGATGGTTGAAAAACCGGGAATGGGAAAATGAAATCCAGCATCAACGACCAACTGAGCCAAGCCGTATCCAGTCTATCGAATCAGCGCTCGACCAAGCCTTCGGATATGCCGGATCAGAGGAAGGCATTCTTGAGGGAGACTTTCAAACAATTAATCAATATGGGTCTGATGAACAAGCCTACCCCTGAATTGCTTCAAACGTGGGCGGCTGGATTGTCTGACTTGTCGGAAGGGCAGATTCGGATGGGGCTGGTAAATGCAAAGGATTTCAGGGAATACTTCAACCTTCCTGCCTTTCGGGATTTGTGCAAGGTATCGCCGCAGGCATTGGGGCTGCCAGAGGCCAAGCTGGCGTATATTGAGGCATGCCAGAAGGCTACCCCATGGGAGCGGCAAGGGTGGAGCCACGCAGCGGTATACGCAGCCGCCAGAGAGACAGGCCGCTTTGAGCTTCACAGCCTGACTGAAAAGGAAGCGTTTCCGTTGTTCAAACTGAACTATGAAAAGATGATTGAAAGAGTAGTGAACGGAGAGGATTTGAATCTGCCAACTCAAAAGGTGATAGCAGAAAAGATTCCGCAGTTTTTGACGCCAGACCAGAACAAAGAACGGATAGAAAAATTGAAAGCAATGCTGGGCTAACTAACGGGAGATTGAAATGATCCATGCAGCAAGTTTGACCACAAGTGCGCGACTCCAGCGGGTTTACAGCCTGCTACGCAAGGGAGCTGAGTACAGTACACGGGACATAATCCAGTTGGCCAATGTATGTGCGGTGAGCACTATTGCATCCGAGTTAGTTGCTAACGGGGTGCCGGTCAAGTGTAGGCGCAAAGGAAAAATCTACTTTTACAGCATTCAACAGGAGCAATAATCATGGCATTTGTACCCAAGCCAAACTCAGGCGCACTATTCCAAAACGACAAGAAAGAAAAGGAAACGCACCCTGACCTGAAAGGCGACTTCAATATCGACGGCGTGAACTACTGGATTTCAGGCTGGAAGAAAACCAGCGCACGGGGCGAGTTCATCAGCTTTGCGGTTGAAAAGAAGCAGGCTCCGGGACTGTCGAAAACGGTAGACGATAAGCCTGCGCATAGACCGGCAGTACAACAGTCGGCAGACGACACATTCTTCGATGACAGTTTGCCTTTCTGACGCACAAAAACGGGAGAACAACATGCCAACAATAAAGCACGACACCGACAAGATAGTCGAAGCCTACAAAGCCTTCGGCAAGATTGGGATTACAGCGCGAAAGATGGGAGTTGACGGCAAGACTGTAAGGGAGCACTTGCAGAAAGCCGGGCTGTATAAAGCCGCCCACGCTGACTTCATATGCCCACAATGCGGGAAACCTGGCGCAAAGCACAAGAGCCGTAATCTATGCGGCGATTGCGTTAGGGAATATCAACGCAAGCTGTGGCATGAAAAGAAAGGCCGATCAATTGACGGCAATGAGCTGGTGCAAGCTGGCGCTTTGAACGGATGGCAAGCTGTAATGTCATCCGAATACTTACGCAAGTCGCTGATGGTGAGCGTATGAAAGCACTGAAACGGACTGCTCATTTCATAGTGTTTTTAATGGTAGCTACTCCTTTAATGCTACTTACTTGGGCGTTTGAAGATTTGTTGAATCCCCCGGTAATAATGGCAATTGGTTGGATTAGCTTTCAGATGGCACATACGGTGGCAGACCAGATGGTGGGCGTATGAGCATAGGCATAACGATAGACCCGACCAAGGCAGAGCTTAGCAGGATTGCAGCGGATCACGTTGCAGCGTTTCTTGCGAAGGGCGGCAAGATTCAAGAGCTGGGGCATGGCGAGGTAGCGATTAACCAAGGCGACATGCATTCAATACAGGATCGCAACTGGCAAGTAGCGAGAGAGAAGGAGAAGTCGGGCTACGTGCACAGACCAGACCGGAGCAAGCGGAAATGAAACTGACCATCACGCTAGACCGCAAAGAAGCAGAGGAATTGTTGGAAGTAATCGACAACCTGATATTTGATTTGGAATCAGAGAATGGAATTGCAGAAGATGAAAAGCGGTTAGCGGCTATGTTGCGCGATAAGCTGGGAGGACGAATCTCGAAATGGCAGATATGAGGCCACGACAATACGCCAAGCTGATACTTGATAGGCCAAGGGCAACGCGTGAGGAGTTACTGCAACGAGTGCCTGAGTTGTGGCGACCGCTGACAGAAACGCACTTGAAGATTGCAGACCAATGGGAAGAATATGCAAACCGACGACAACACGTTTGTAGTGAATGCGGAGAGTGAAATACCGTTGCTAGGGAAGTGGGTGCGTGAAAGGTTCGCTATTCACCCATATCAAGTGTTTACGGCTTTGGACGGTCTCACGCGCACGCAGGAGCAGAACAGCAAGCTCTGGCCTATGCTGACTGACATCGCCGAGCAGGTTGTGTGGTTTGGGAAGAAGTACAGTAAAGACGATTGGAAAGACATCATTACCGGATCATTCCACAAGGCTGATTTTGTTCCCAACATTGAAGGCACCGGATTTGTAGTGTTGGGCATGCGAACCAGCAAGATGAACCGCAAGACGTTTGCAATCCTGATTGAATATATTTACGCGCTGGGGGCTGACAAAGGCGTCAAGTGGTCTGAGCGGTCAGAGCAGGTTTATCAGGAGTCAAAGCAAGATGCCTGACCTATCCACAAAGCCATGCCACTGCGGCGGCACCAAGCGTGAACTGATAGCCCTTGTGACGCTCGATGAGCCTGTTTGGGTTAACGGTGTCTACAAGTACGGGCAAGTGCAGAAGATTCGCAAGGGCTGGCTCTGTGAGCGTGCGGAGTGCCTTGATTGGTGGCCGGCAATATTGCGTGAAAGAATTGTTGAATAGTGTTGACAACAAGCCGTTGCCAGCATCTAATGAATTGTCAGGATAGGATCGCTTCCGAAAGCGCGTAACCCGTGCGCGTTTCCTGACATACCACACGGGCATCAGTACGGGAGGATGTATGCAGTATGAGCAGTTCATAGAGTCAAAGCGCCGAGGCGAAAAGCCTACCGGCCACAATCCGGGCGAACTCAACGAAAACCTTTTCGACTTTCAGCACGCGATAACGTCATGGGCTATTCGCCGTGGTCGCTGCGCAATCTTTGCTGATACCGGTCTTGGCAAGACGCTGATGCAGTTGTCATGGGCGCAGGAAGTGGCACAGCACACTGGCAATCCGGTGATGATCCTTGCGCCTTTGGCTGTATCAGAGCAGACCATCGAGCAGGGCGCTACGTTTGGCATTGAAGTAAGCCGATATGCCGGCGCTGATCTGTTTGGCCCTAACATCTACATCACGAACTATGAACGCATGGATTCGGTCAACTTCGATCAGTTGGCTGGGATTGTGTTGGATGAATCCAGCATCCTGAAATCCCAGACTGGCAAGACGCGCACAAAGCTGATCGACTCATGCCAAGGCGTACCCTATCGCCTTTCCTGTACTGCTACCCCGTCGCCGAATGATTTTATTGAGCTTGGCAACCAGTGCGAGTTCCTTGGCGTCATGTCACAGCAGGAAATGCTGGCCACTTACTTTGTAAACGATACCGGCGACACCGGGACATGGCGGTTGAAGGGATGGGGCGCGTCTAAGTTTTGGGAATGGATGGCAACTTGGGCAGTGGTAATCCGCAGCCCTGCTGATATTGGGTTTGATGCCAGCCGATACATCCTGCCGCCGCTGGAATACTTTGAGCATGTTGTGCAGGATGATGCCATTGGCGACCTGTTCCCAAAGCAAGCCATGACTATGACAGAGCGCAGGCAGGCACAGCGCGGCAGCATTGCGCAGCGATGCAAGGAACTGGCGGAAGTCGTTAATGCGGAGCCTAACGAGCCGTGGTTGATCTGGTGCCACTTGAACGACGAGGCCGAACTAATATCTGAGCTTACCAAAGCAACCAACGTGCAAGGCAGCGACAAGCCAGAAACCAAAACGGCAAACATGATGGCATTTACACATGGCGAGTTGCGAGTGCTTGTCAGTAAACCATCCATATGCGGCTTCGGCATGAACTGGCAACACTGCGCCCGCATGGCGTTTGTTGGCCTGTCTGATTCTTTCGAGCAGTTCTATCAAGCCGTGCGCCGGTGCTACAGATTCGGACAAAAGCGCAGCGTGAAGGTCCACATATTCACAGCTGAATCAGAGGGCCAAATCCTCAACAACATCAAACGTAAAGAAAAGCTGCATCACGAGATGAGCGCTCAAATGGTGGAACACATGAAAGACATTATGAATCAGGAACTGCAAGGCCAAGTAATCCAGAAAGACAACTACCGCGAAGATGTATTCAATGGCGACGGATTCACTGTGCATCTTTCCGATTGCGTGAAGCTGGCACGGTCTATCCCATCAGATAGCATTGATTACTCAGTGTTCTCGCCGCCGTTTGCTGATCTGTTTGTATACTCGAATTCCGATCACGACATGGGCAATTGCGCAGACGATCAGGAGTTCATGGCGCAGTTCCAGTTCCTTGTTGCCGAACTGTTCCGGGTAATCAAGCCGGGGCATAACGTGAGCTTCCATTGCATGAATCTGCCGACAACGAAGATGCGGCAGGGCTATATCGGATTGCGTGACTTCCGAGGGGATCTGATCCGTGCATTTCAGGCGGTAGGGTTTATCTACCATTCCGAGGTCTGCATCTGGAAAGACCCAGTGGTAGCAATGCAGCGCACGAAAGCCCTTGGTCTGTTGCACAAGACAATCAGGGAGAACGCGACAATGAGCCGTATGGGACTGCCTGACTATGTGGTGACGATGCGCAAGCCGGGGGATGTGGTGGATAGGGTAACGCATGGTGACGACTTGCCAGTGGCCTTGTGGCAGCGTTACGCAAGCCCTATCTGGGATGATATCGAGCAAGGCCGCACGCTTAACCGTTTGCCAGCACGCGACGAGAACGACGAAAAGCACATGTGCCCATTGCAGCTTGATGTGATTGAGCGGTGCATTCACTTGTGGACTAAGCGCGGCGATCTGGTATTCAGCCCGTTTACCGGTATTGGCAGTGAAGGCTACTGCGCAGTGAAGATGGGCCGGCGATTCATCGGAGCGGAGCTGAAGGAGTCGTATTGGGAATTGGCTTGCCAGAACATTGCCGATGCCGTTGTTGATCAAAACGATCTATTTGCCATGAGTGGTGCAGCATGAGAGACATAGACCGCGCCCTACAGCGCGCAGACCTAGCCGCTACAGACCTGCTATTGGCTCTGAGAGAGGCGCAGAGCGTCATTGGTGATCCGGCAGACCATCACGCAGTCCTAGACCATTGTGCGATTACAGTGATTACAGAGAGAGCTGCTGCATTGAAGTCTGACCTTTACAGGATAGCTAGCGCGATTGGTGGCGACGATGCGGCGGTGTAGAATATGCAAGGCCCACAAGATACCGAAAGAGGCACCCAAGTCGCAGTGGTGGTGCAGCGAGCCTTGTTTCAGACAATACACGTTTGGCGCGAAGAAGCCGGCAAAGGCCAAGCCAAAGAAAAAGAAGCTGAAGTCCATTGCCCGCGTTGTCGATGACTGCGCGGTACTGCTGCAAAGGCTGGTCAGGCTGAAGGCGGCAGATAGTAACGGCTATGCCAAGTGCGTTACATGCGGCAAGGTAGACCACTTCAAGGCTATGGATGGCGGCCATTGGATCGAGCGCGGCAAGAAAGGCACGAAGCTGGTAGAGGAGAACGTGGCACCCCAATGTAGTTATTGCAATCAGCACGGGATGAAGCGGACAAGCGTACAGAATGAGTACCGACGCTACTTGATTGGAATGTACGGTGAGGAGCTGGTTAACGAATTGGAACAGATATCGAAACAGCCGAAGAAGTTCATCAGGCAGGAAGTGTCAGAGCTGGCCGACGAGTTCAAGCGGCAAATCAATGAGCAGGAAGCCAGACTTGGCATTACCTGATTACAGGATGTAGAATGAACACGCTGGGCTAGTTCCTCCCGTTCTAGGCGCCAGCGGCAGGGGTGTGAGGCTCCTGATTGAACGGCAAGGCCCGTCTTGCTTAGTAGGTAAATCAACCTCACAAGCTGGGAGAATGCCCCGGCGCCAATTTGAAAGTTTTGCAGGAATGCGCAGGCGATGCGCAGTCTCGAAGAAGGTCGCAAGGCCGAGGGATTGAGAAGTTGGCTCCAGCAGCGGCGACGCGGAGCAATGCCGGGATCGCATCCGGCCCTGCAAACTGTATTGCGCAAGCGCCGGGTTTGTAGTCATGTTGGGACGCTGGCATGCCGAACCGGGGGCGCAATGTAGAGGCCGCCGATCGAAATCGGTACGATACCAAAGGCACCAATGGCCTTGGGCGGGAACGAGTTGGCGAGTGGCTGGCGTAACTGGCTGTATTCCAGAAAGCGGCGCAATGCCGTAGACTGAGCAAGAAAGATGTAACCGATGGCGGCAAAGTGCCATCATTGCGCTATCCCCATCAACCTATAAAATGAGGCCAAGCATGAGTTCAGGACGCGGCAAACCTAAGTCAAAAGGTGGAAAAGGCGGGAAAGGCGGCAAATGACACGGCAATGCAGGTATTTTGCCATGCTGGCCGGCTGGATGGCTTTGTTCATCCTGCCAACCTTCGCGGGTGATTGGTATGACGGGCACTATCACGTTTACCAAGGGCTAACGTCCCTTTGCGTGATAGGGTTGGCGCGGCACCTATACCCGAGTGCTTGGTGGGCTGATTTCCTCGGCGTGGTGGCGATGTTGCAGATAATCCATGCCATTGCTGACTTTTTCCAACCGGGGACTCCTGAAACATACGATTGGATTCAAGCTAGTTTCAACGTGTTAGAGCTAGGCTTTTTGGCAATTGGCGCTTTTTCGGAGTGGCTGCATGGACGTACTGATGCTCTTAGCGATAGCCGCGCTGGCCATGATTCTAATCACGGAAACCCGCAAAGGAAAAGCCATGCTTGATTGGCCAAGTCAGACTGCCATTGGTGCGCTTGTCGGTTCTATCCTGTCTGTTTGGTGGCGTAAGGCGCTCCGCTGGCAGGCTAATCTAGCTGCTGGGTTCTTTATCGGCTGGTGGGGCGGTGAATACCTGATAGCGTTTTTCGGTATGCCTGAAACCGTCGAGACAGCCCGCGCTGTAGGGTCAGGGCTTGGCCTGATCGGCTACTCCCTGCTCGATTGGATCATGGCGACCAATTGGGGATTACTTGCCGGCAAAGCTCTGGAAAAGGCCGCGTCAATGCGGGGCGCTGGCAAGTAGTACTAAATTGTTCTGCGAGCAATGAGACGCATTCGTGCATAGTGAGAAAAATTGCAAGATTTGCAATCTTACAATTAGCATTGCTGAGTTTAGGCGCATATCGCCAAAGAATCGCACGCCGTTTTACTCGTCCTACTGCAAGCCATGTGACAGGGGAAAATCAAAAGAGCTAATGGCCGCAATGGGCAACAAAATAAGCAAAAACTCAAAGGATTTGAGCATAAAAAAGGTTGGATTGGCGCGGGATAGGGCGGCCAAGCATGGATGGGAATTCGATTTAGACGCGGAATGGATGGAGACTAAGATTAAAGCGGGGTTTTGCGAAGCCACCGGAATACCATTCTCCCTTGGCCCGCCTCGAAACAAAGAAAAAATCAACAGATTGTCACCATCGATAGACCGATGGGATAACCAAAAAGGCTACACAAAGGAAAACTGCAAGGTGGTTATAAGCGCCTTCAATATCAGCAAGAACAATTTCTCCCCCGATTTTTTGAAAGAAATGATGGGGTGCTTCCTTGCTATTAACCAGATTAGTAGGAATTAGCATGACGCCTGATTTTCTCGCCAAGTGGATATTCCCCGCCGCACTCTCCCTGCTTCCCCCTGAGTACGACACTCCTGCCGCCCGCCGGCTGATGATTGCCATTGCCTTGCAGGAAAGCGGATGTAAGGCCCGCAGGCAACACGGCAATGGGCCTGCTAGGTCACTGTGGCAGTTCGAGCGGATCGGCATCGAAGGGCTTCTCACAAAGGTGGACAAGGCCAAGACATCGGGCCGGCTTGCTGAGATATGCGCATTTGTCGGCATTAGGCCGGTTGTCGACGAGGTCCACGCAGCCATTGAGCACAACGACATCTTGGCGGCAGTGTGTGCAAGGCTCCTGATGTTCGTAAGCCCGCGACCAGTACCGACAACCGAGGCCGAAGCATGGGAGTTTTACGTGAAGCAATGGCGACCCGGTAAACCCCGTCAGGAAACATGGCCGGCCAATTGGGCCAAGGCTTGCGAGGTTGTCCCGTGAGCCGGCAAATACTGCAAGCAGCGGAACTGGCCAATGCGGTATATGACCTGATGACTCCCGCCGGCCTTGGCATCGTCGGAGTTGAGCGAATACACGAAAAGGCGACCGACACCAGCGGCATGGCCTACCATGCGCCCTACGGCGTTACAATCGCCTTTGCTGGATCGGCAAGCGCCCATGATTGGCTGACAAATTTGAAGGTCAGGAAGCGCGACTGCTATGGCTGGTTGCCGGCACATGCTGGCTTTTCCGATTGTGCGGAAGCCGTCATTGAAAAGTGCATTCAGGTTGCCACGACTACTGACAAGCCTTTGACCCTGACCGGGCATAGCCAAGGGGGAGCGGTTGCGTTACTGGTGGCGATAGGCATCGCAAGCCGCATCAAAGACACCGGGCGTAGCATCAGCTTGATTACCTTTGGCCAGCCGCGAGCAAGCACAGAGCGGCACATAAAAGCGGCCTTCCCGGGTGAGTATATCCGCGTAGTGAACGGTTCCGATGTTGTGGCGAGGGTGCCAAAGCTCGGCTATAGCCATGCCGGTACCTGTATGTATTTGCGCAACGGCGGCGGCTATTGCGTTGACCCCGGATGGACTGAGCTTGCAATAGACCGCATGACGGCATGGCAGCATGACCGTGTTACCGATCACTCAATGCCGGCCTACATTCGCGGTCTGCATCAAATCAAGGGGTAAAAGCATGACACTGAAAGCCTACAAGCTGTTTGCCGTTGCGTTTCTGCTGTTCGCGCTGGTGCTGGTGACCGGGTGCCAAGGCGTAACGTTCGAGAACACGATCGGGATTGATGAAACCGATAATGGCGTATTGTGCGCCAATGTTGAAATCCGGCCAGTGTGGACAAAGAGCACGGCAGTCTACAGCCGCATAGAGCTGCCACAAGGCCAGCAGGTTACGCCCGAACAGCTTGCACAGCTTGTCGAGGCTTGCGCACAGTAAAACGGTTCGGTATCATGGCCCTGCCAGAAATGGCCGCCGTGAGAAGCGAGTTAGCGTTGTTGTTTAAAGAGCCCTATTAAGGGCTGGTCTGTTTGCTTTTGACCTACTTCGGTAGGTGATTCGCTTCTCACGCCAGCCAGCCCTTAATAGGGTTTTTGCGTTTCTGGCTTGGTGTGTGTTGATATGTCTCGGTTCGCCGTCACTCACAGAGCACGCTAAGAGCGGTAAAAGATAAGCCCGAACCGCAACTGAGTCTGAAAGGCATTACAGGGGCTGGACACCACGCAAGGTGGAATGATGCTGAATCAGGTTATTGCGTTAATACCTGATCGCCCTACGGTCGCCATGGCTCCGGAAAGCATAGGGTGAAAGAGTCTCAAAGTCTTAACTGGCTTTGGGGTCTTTTCACCCTTCAATCAACCAATCACCAGAAAGCATAGTTAAGGTACTAACAGTGAAAGGGCAAGCAGACTGGAGCTGGAAAGGGCCGAATAACCCTGACAAACGATTCAGTCAGATCAAAGCGGCCAGCAAGAAGAAAGCAAAGAAGCCAAAGCCAATCGTTGCCAAGTATGGATACATGCAGACACAAGATTTGCACATGGCCTACTTGGCACGGAAGAAGATAGGCTAACTGGCACTTGCCAGCCGTAGCCGCTTGATCAGATCACGTATTCCCACCCTGACTTTATCCGGACAGGTCTTGTAAAACCGGGCATCGTCAAGCGTGACCTTTACCGACACCATGCCGATGAGAGAATCACGGCCTTCGGTGTTGTACTTGCCGCGCTTGGTTCC